GTTACATCTCTTTGTACATCTTCTTGAGGTATATTAGCTGCTTTTAAAGCTTCTTCATCCTTATAAATTTCACCTGTTTTCTTATTTTTTATAGTTGTAATAACCTCAGCAGGTTCTACCAAAGGTACTTCTTTTCCATTTATTTTTAAGTATTCTATATCTTTTGTCATATTTCTCCTATTCTCTACTTAGTTCTAATAATGATATTGCTGCACTTATACCAGCTGTATCTGAAGTTTCAATCTTCAACACATCTGACTCTTCCAATATAATAGGTCCTTGGGCCATGTTGCATATAGTTGGACCCGTGATACTTGCATAAGCTATTTGATACGTCGTTGATGCAGATGAATCTGTAATAAATACTTTAACTACTTTAGATCCTGATTCATTAGTTACTTGTATATTTTGAACAATGGCTCTTGCATCAGATGGAGCTGTATAAATAGTTTCCTGACCTGTAGTTGTTGGATCGTAGAATGCGTTTATATATTTATTTGCCATTAGTTTTGTACATATAATATGTTTAGAGAAGCAGATACATTAAAATTTACAGAAGCTGAACTAGATTCAGCTCTAAACTCTACATCTGTTTTCTCGGTTAATTTAATTGGAAAACTATAATCTTGTAAATGATTTCCATTTGTTAATACAATTACTTCTTTTGTGTTAAATACTCCACCAAAAGGTCTTGCTACTAATACAGTTTTTAAAACAGCAGGAGTATTTGAACTATTTCCTGTTGAGATATTTGTTTGATAAATATAAGCAGTGTAACCAGCAGGTACTGTCCAAAATGCTTGTAATGTTTGATTACTACCATCTCCATTAATTGTTGTATAAATATTTGCAGGCACTCCTGATGTAACAGTTCCTGTTCCTACATAAATAATTCCAGCATTTACTCCACCTGATCCTGCTGTTAGAACTATAGCTCTATTCATTCTAATATAAGTATTAACGGTAGTAACTGCTGTTTGACCATTTAAAATTATAGTTTCACTAGCTTCATTATAACTTGCATCTAATCCAGAAATTAAAACGGTTCTTGCACCTGTTCCAGCAGAAGTATCATTTACATCAGAACTAGACACAGTCATAGTTGATGCACTTGGTGGATAAGAGTAAAGTCCTCCTTGTAGCCAAATAGTTTCCATACTATTTCCAACAACTGCATTTTGTCCGAATTTATAGACTTGTTTGTAGCTAGGAGATAAAGCTCCACTAGAAACATTAAGATCAAAAGGATTTTCAAAATTTACATTATTACAACTCATATTAATACCTATTCATAAAAAGTTCTTTTCTCTCTAGTTCTTCTTTTAAATCTTGTTGATATGTAGAGTTAAGTTTTTGGATGATCGCATCAATGTCTCTAATTAAAGAATCAAATACTTCTTTTTTATATTCTCTACTTGGTCTTGTTAATGTTTGTGTTATCTTAGCCATTATCTTCTACCGTCTGGTTGTATGTCTAACCTAAATCCACCTAATTTCCAATCTTGTGCCGTACTTGTATTAGCTATTTTTAACGAAACTAATCTAGCTCTAGCACGTGTATCAACTTTAGTTGTTGTAGAATCAATAGTAAAAGGTCCTAAAGGTGAACTTGCTTGTGTACTATTTGGATAATCTTTTAAGTTTAAAGTTATTTGAGTATTACCTGTTTGAGATAAAAAGTCTGGAATAAATCTTCTTATCTTCATAATGTAATCACCATCACCTTGAAGTCCTTGTTGTGGTGAAATATCAAAATCCCCAGATTGAATATTAGAAGTTATTGCTGTTGTTGCACCAGCCGTTACTTGATCTATACCTACTTCATGTTCATAGTAAATTGAACTACCATCTGTATTACCAATAACATCATAAGAGGCGTCATCACCTGCATTGTAATAAATTGCATGTGGTTTTCCATATACAGCAGAATCTGACCAAGCAGCTCTTGCTAAAGTTCCTGTAGTCCAAACAGGTCTTTGTGGAGTTGATTCTTGATAATTATAAGTAACGCATCTATTTACAACTTCAGAACTTCCTGAAGGATAGAACCAAGTAATTTCTCCAAACAAATTATTAACTCCTGCATTAACTAAACCTGATGCAGTTGTGTTTAAGTTGTCAAATACAAAATCTTCTACTAAACAAACCATTGATTCTAGATTACCTGCATATCTAAAGAAACCATTCTCTGACATCCAATAAGCTGTACCATCTACTTCTGCTGCAGCATTAATTCCAATCAATCCACAGTTTGTACCTACTTGTTCAAAACCAAATGTAAATGGTGGACCAATGAAACGCATCGTAAATAAAGAAGTATCCGTCCAAACATAGATTGCATTTCTACCTCGAACAACACCAACGATTATAGAACCATCGGCAAGTCTTTGTGTACCTGCTGTATTAACAGCTGTCGGTTCATATACATTTATATTCTCTTGGTCAGAGAATCTAATGAACATACTATCTTGTGTAGTTGGATCTCCAATTGTTGTTTCAGTTCCAAAAAATACTAAGTGTCTATCAGGTGTTGATACAATCATATCGTGAGAAGCTGTTGGTGCTCCTGCAATAATTGTTGCTCTAGTATTTACTGGATCTGCTACATTTGTATTCCATTGAAAACACGCACTGTTATGAATTAAAGCTATGGCTAAATCTCCATAGTTATCAATAGACCATAGGCCTGGTTCAATAACTAAGTCGCCGCTCGCTGCTTCACCCCAGGCAACATAGTCTGAAGTATTTGTAACAGTAGCTAGATTCGAGTGGCTCGCTGCAGTAGTATTTCTTACTCCTCTAATTACACCTGTTAAATTATTACCAGATATACCTGTGTAAGATATTTCTTCTGAATCTATTTGAATGTAGTTTGTTCCTGATGATGGAAACTGTGATGAATCAGTAAGTACGATAGTAGTTGTTACATTATTAATGCTTCCATTTAAAGTTGTTGTAGCTTCTCCAGATACCGTTCCACCATATTGACCTAATCCAAAACCATAACCAGGATCTTGTTGCGCGGGTCCTACTGGCCAATAATGTCTAACTCTAATGCCTCCAGATGCTGTTGCACCTGCGCCAGTCTCAGCTGTTGGCATAGTGATTGTAATGGTTGTAGAAGTTGGAATAGATGTAACCATAAACTTTTTATCATCAAAGTCTGCGGCTGTATAATCTGATCCTGTGATAGCTGTAAAATTATCTAATAATACAATGTCTCCTGCGCTCATATTATGAGCTGTTGAAAATGTAATAGTTACTGAAGTTGAGCCATTAGTTGTAGTAAAGGCATTAGTTAAAGTGCTTGTAGTTTTAATTGGGTGAATGTCATAAAAGACACCGCCTGAATATACATATAAAATTCTGTTAGTACCTATGATAGAAAACTTAGTACCTGATTGGTTTACAATTGAATGAATGGCCCTAGCTGCACCTGTAAGTTTATTCTCTCCTAGTTGTCTCCAACCACCTATTTTTTCAGGACTTGAATATCTAAACCTAACATTATCGCCGTCAATCCATTGACCTTCGGCTTGTGATTCAGTTAATTGTTTATTAAATCCTGGTATAAAATTTACTTTTTGCAACATAAAGTTATCCTAAATTATAGATTATATTAGATTGCGTTGAGAATCAACGAGTTTTAGGTATACCTAAAAGAGGTCTTTTATCATACAAATTGGTCTTTGCAAACCTTCCATTTGCGTGATTATAGTGCAAGAATACTTGACCACAAAGATTGCCTTCGAATGGTTTTCTCCAATGTTCTAATTCACAACCTGAATAGATAAGCATATCACCAGGTTTTAAATTAACTTCTACACCAATATGTGCACCTGGTTTAACTATGGATTTGTATTCATCAATAACATTATTCTCTCCCGTTGGATCAATGTATATTGGCCAAGGATCTCCACCTAAATTAAGTGTAGTTGATATTTCACAACTAGGTCTATCTTTATGTCTTCTTAAGATATTTCCTTTTCTATAAAGTCTTGTATATGAATAAGTAGGTATAAGTTCTAAACCTGTTTTCTTTTT